CTTCAAGTATCTTTGCTATTTGTTCTTGAGTCATTTAATGATTATTTCCTCTTTACTGTCTTTAAGCATTAATTCAGCTAATTCCTTCTTTAATTCTTCCTCAGTCTTATCGTAGTGCTTCTTCATATTATCTCCATCAATTTTAACTTCGATTCCTGGTTCATCGTTTTCCCAAAACATATAATGTCCTCCATCTTTAAGAGGAACTTTAATCATTACCATTCTACACATATATCAAATCCTAAGTCTTCCATATTTAATCTCTCCATTGCTAAACACATTGCAATTGGCTTATCTGGATGCACACCAGTTTCAACTAACTTTCCGTCTTGTAAAGCGAAACTACAACACTCTTCCATAATACTATGTGCAATCTCTTTGTCCCTATCTGTTTTATAAGGGATTCTTAAAGTGTAACCTTCTTCTTGCTGTCTTGAATTGTAGTTATTTTCAAACACGGTAGCAAGTCTTTGAATCATTGCAGTTTTACCAATAGTGTGTCTCTTACCTTCGAAATCGGTATCTTTCCAGTCCTTCTCTTTTTTAGCTGAATCAGTCGCACCAGTCCAAAATAAAGTGCAAGGAAACTTATAGGTATTTATCTCTTTACTCATTGACCTTATGCTATTCTCTTCTAACGCATTGTCAGTAAAATGGTGTAACCCAGATAAATATTCTATGTAGTCGAATTGTTCTATCACTGACATACCTTTCTTGCTGAAACATGTAAATATATCCATACACCCTTCTACTTTACCAATACCAATAAATTCGCTCTTATCCGCCGTTAATCTGTCTGAGAAGGCAAAGTCTACTCCTTGAACTGAATAGTCATATTTATTGTCATCTTCCTCGAAACTTAAATCTTCACAAAACGTAGACCTAACCCACTTATTTTTAATAACTGATGCACTATTGTCTACAGGATTATTTAAATATTCAGATTGAAACGATGAAGAGCCAATACGATACTTGATTGATTCTAACTTCTCCCTAGAAAATAAAGCTGGAAATAATATTGAACCATCTTCCTTAATCGCTTTATATATCTTCCCATTCATAATACGCAAACGCTTAGCAAGTAAACAATCATGATGTAATATAGTTCCTACCATCTTAACCTTTCCAATCTCTGAATCAATAGCTGGAATTATTTGCTTTGTTAATTTGTCACTATCTTTACGACGTAGTTCAGGGTTTAGTACACGTTGGTCGTCGTCAATATCATCAAGGATTATTAAACTTGGTCTAAATACTCCGTATTTCAACCCTCTAATATTCTTTTCAAATGACAACGCCTGTACCCTGATACCTTTATAGTCAAAACAATCTTCTCTGTTACGACCTTCCTCATCCTTAGCATTACCTAACGTATTTTTTCCATATATAAATTTAAGCATTTTATTATTTTGTAACTCTGATTTAACTGGTTCTAAGAATTGCACTGATTTTTCATGATTTTGTGAGGTGTAAACAATATAACGTTCTTTCTTATATAATATCAACCAAAGCATATACCCCAACCCAATTAATGTAGACTTACCATGTCCTCTTGGTGCAGCAACTACGCTGTCATCAGGTGTCATGAAGTCGTTAATTATCTCATCGTGGAATTCACAAAACGCTTTAGTAAATGCGTGTGGTAGAATGAAACGACAAAATGTTTCAAAGTTTTCTGGGTACTCAAATAGATTATATAAATATTTAATAATCACACCTTTAGGTCTTTTAGCGTTAATTATTGCTATACATTGTTTTACTGTTACTTTTTGTTTTATCATTGTTGGGAGTATAAAAATTGCAAAGAGAAGGATTTGAACCTCCGACTGGATTTACATAGTATTGTACAACTACGTCCCGAGATAAACCACTACTCTATCCTTGCATTAGGAGCCGATACTCGGACACAACTCGGCAAACATTGACATTTAGGTAAAAAGATTAACCTTGTCCTAGTAAATGTTAAGAGCAGGACGACGTTGGGATTATCTAACCTATGACCGCCAGGTATTGGTTTGGGCGTTATACTAGTATTCGTCACACCCACTGTCGTTGCCTCTCTTTTATGAATGCTCCTTAATCAACTGAAGTAGATCTTCAACCTCATCTTGTTTTAATTGAATACTGACGTTTAGTACTCTTTGGTTTATATCAAGCTGTTCACCATAACCTCTGTCTCTCCCTTTTGTAGCCAGAAGGTATTTGGTTGCCCATGCCTCTTGTTCTTTAACCTGATTAAAAAGACTATTCTCAGCCATATCAACTATCTTTTCTTTCTCTTGAGTGATTATAGGAATACAAAACTCTTTATTCTTTACAATATAATTACAAACAGTGGACCTTGCCACTCCAAGTTTCTTAGCAATATTCTGTGTTATACCACCACTGTTTACTGAAGCTCTTTCAAATTTTGATTTACTTATAACAGTTGGTCTACCAGCCTTAGACTGAACTATACCTCCCATTCTACCTCACGGTTAATACATTTAACCTGTATATCAGGGTTGGTTTTTCTCATACGGTTGATTATAACTTGACAGTATTTAGGATCCAACTCCATCATATAACATTTACGATTAAGTTGTTCACATGCAACCATAGTTGAACCTGAACCACCGAATAAGTCTATTACTGATTGGTTTTCCATACTACTTGACTTAATAGCTCTACTACATAAATCTAAAGGTTTGGGTGTTGCATGTCCTCCAGTTCCTTCACGTTCTTTATTGTTTGTTCTATCAAAATGCCATACGTTATTCATATTGTCATGAGTGTTATTGAAAACAGCTCTAGTAGAGTAATACTCTTTTTTAATTTCTTCATACTCTTTTTTAATTTCTTCATACTCTTTTTTAATTTCTTCATACTCTTTTTTAAAAGCCTTGCCTTTCGCTTCTGATTGGAGTCTTTCATATTGTTCTTGTTTTATTAAAGTAAATTGACTCTTGCTTCTCCAATGGTCTGCCATTCTAGGATGAAAACCAAAAAAAGATGCCATTATTGTGGTGTTCCATCCTAATACACACATCTCATCATCAATGTATTTTCTTATTGGTTCCCAATCTTCAAAATAATTATCACTATTTGTATTAAATCCTTGTACTCCTTTCATAACAAACAAACACTTTTCATCAGCAACAGGATACATTCTAAAATCATCTGCATTCTGTCCTTGCCCATTTCCTTTATCCCACGTTAAAAGATTTCTAAAAGTTATTTCTCCTTTTTGTACCATAGGTTTTAATATGTTTGAATATATATCCATAAGAGGTTCATCAATCCCCCAACAATACCAAGAGCCTTTACTGTTTAATACTTTTAAAGAATTAGGAATCCATCTCTTATTAAACTCTAACAAATCATTATAGTTTAGATTATCATTTAAAACCCCTTCTTTTTCTTTCTTCATACCATACGGTGGGTCTGTGAAACATAAATCTATCTCAATATCCTCAATTAAACTATTTTTGATTAAAGCATAGTCTGTTGAATCACCACACATAAGGCGGTGATTACCTATTTCAAATATATCACCTTCGACTATGTTAGTCTTAATAGTATTAATATCATCTGCCTCAACTTCTTCAGTTTCATTATTTCCTGTAATCTCATCAATTTCAGCCTTATCAAACCCTGTTGGCTCAACATCAAACCTACTATCTATCAATAAATCAAAATCCACCGATAATGCCTCGAAGTCGTATTCGGACTCTGCACTCTTATTATCCATAATCCTATATGCACGTACTTGGTCTTCAGATAAGTCAGAAATCTTAATACATGGTACTGTCAACATACCTAATTCACGTGCTGCAATCACTCTTCCATGACCAGCTATTAAAACGTTTTTTCCATCAATTAATACTGGATTTCTAAAACCAAACTCTTCGATTGATGCTTTAATCTTTTTAATCTGTTCTTTTGGATGTTTCTTATTATTATTAGTATAATTAAGAAGATCATCTGTATTTATTTGTTCAACGTTCATAGTTTTAATTTACCTTCTCGATGTGCTTGTACAGCTAGTCTAAAGAATTTAGATCTGTTCATTCCTTTATCTTCTAAATATACATAATCTGCTTTTGGAGCGTTAATAATTCTTCTCTCTGCATTTTTTAGTACTGCTTTTCTTGGCATACTATTTCTATTATATAACTTATATATAAATGTTTGCATTTTACTCTTAAAAGTACCAAAAGTTCCAAAAATCTACTAGTTTCAATCTCTATAGTGATTTTAGGAAGTATCCCTAGTAACTTAAAAACACCTGTTTTTTGGAACTTTTGGAATTATTTACCGAAACATTTATATATAACCTACTCAAAAGGGATATTGGGTGACAAAGATTGATAAAAATACCAAAAATATTAACGGGACAAAGATTTATTAAAACAATAGAAAAAAGACCAATCGAAAAAGAGTGGACTACAAAAAATAATTATTCTTATGATGAAGCTATGTTATTTCAGGGATATAAAACCTATGGAATAGCATGTGGCTTTAATAATCTAATGGTTGTTGATTGTGATTGTCAAGAAATTGAGGATCATATGATGCAGCACCCAATAATCAGTAAAACTTTCACA